CGCAGACTTATCAGACATTAGAAAACTAGCAGGTCTATAATGCTTATTTCCGAACTACTTCTCGAAAAAGCACCTCCGGGTAGAGAGAAACAAGTTAAGACACTTAAAGGTAAATTTGACGATCCTGGTGCGCCCTATGCTATTGCTTGGGCGCAACATAACAAACACGGCAAGCCTAAGAAAAAGAAATAACCCCCTTAAAAACTGTTAAATACAGTTATGTCCAATAAATCACTTGACGGCAACCTAGTCAAAAAAGCACACGCTAAAGAATCATATACTGACGAGCAGTTATTAGAACTAGCGAAGTGTGCTGATCCGGTTACAGGGCCCGCTTATTTTTTAGAAAACTACTTTTGGATACAACATCCACGCAGAGGTAGAATAAAATACCATGCGTTTGAATATCAAAAGCGTTTATTGGACAGTTACCATAACCATAGGTTTAGCGTTAATTTAATGCCTCGGCAAACAGGTAAAACCACTACCGCGGCAGGATACTTGTTATGGTATGCTATGTTTGTTCCGGATAGCACAATACTTGTTGCGGCGCACAAGTATGCAGGCTCCCAAGAGATCATGCAACGCATACGATACTCATATGAGGATGTTCCTGATTTTATACGTCCGGGTGTTTACTCATACAATAAAGGCAGTATAGATTTTGATAACAGTAGTAGAATTATTAGTACAACTACTACAGAAAACACAGGACGTGGTTTGTCCATCTCACTACTATACTTAGACGAGTTTGCGTTTGTAAAGCCTAGTATTGCGAAAGAATTTTGGACGTCCATATCTCCAACACTAGCAACAGGCGGTGGTGCTATTATTACCTCAACACCAAACAGTGACGAGGATCAGTTTGCTATGATTTGGAGAGAAGCAAATAAGACTATAGATGAATACGGCAATGAAACAGATGTAGGACGCAATGGCTTTTTTGCTTTTAGAGCATATTGGAACGAACATCCGGAACGTGATGAGAAGTGGCGGCAAGAAGAACTAGGACGTATTGGAGCAGAGCGTTTTGCTCGCGAACATGATTGCGAGTTTGTTATTAACGACGAGACACTAATTGATTCTCGCGTATTAGCATCACTACGCCCAACAGACGTATTGGAAAACCATGGGCAAGTTAAGTGGTATAGTAAGCCACAAAAAGGACACAATTACTTAATAGCATTAGATCCAAGTTTAGGCACGGGCGGCGACAACGCCGCTATACAAGTGTTTGAAATACCCACTATGAAACAAGTAGCAGAGTGGATGCATAATAAAACACCAGTGCAAGGACAAATAAAAATATTAAAAGATATTACACATTATATTGCAGAAGAAATAGGTGCAAAGAATTTAGATGTGCCGCAAATATGGTTTAGTATTGAGAACAATACATTGGGCGAAGCGGCGTTGGTTGTTATAGATGACCTAGGTGAAGAACAGTTTAAAGGCATATTTTTATCCGAATCTAAAAAACACGGTAATGCTCGTAGGTTCAGAAAAGGATTTAATACTACGCATAAGACTAAATTATTAGCATGTAGTAGATTAAAGAATTTAATCGAAACAGACAAAATACAAATCCATAGTAAAAACTTAATATCAGAACTAAAAACGTATATAGCAAGGGGACAAAGTTATGCCGCAAAAGATGGCGAAACAGACGATTTAGTGTCTGCTACGTTGTTAATAGTTCGAATGAGTTACGAAGTAAGGCAATGGGATACTGGATTATTTGATAGACTAAAGGACGATATCGACTCTGACCAAGATATGCCAATGCCCTTTATTATGGTTTAAAGCATAAATACTAACAATGGAAAATATTGAAAAAGTTGCTGAAGATCTTTTTAATAAATTAAGATCAGTTTACCCGACGCTAACAATTGGCGACGCAAGTGCTATGAAAACACTTGAGCCAAGCAATGCTCGTTTCTTTGATTTTGTATTTGAACACGAAGGAGCAGATATTGGAACAGTTACTATTAGTTTAGTAGACGATAAATTTAAAGTTTACTACGGTAGTGATTTAGTAGAAAGTTTGGGTGGCAGTAAACAGCAATGGTACAATTTTTTAAAAGAAATGCGTCAATTTGCAAAACGCAGAATGATGACATTTGATGTAAGAGATATTAACAAATCTAACTTAGAAAGAAAAGATTTTGAATTTTTACGCAATCAGCAACAAGAATTTAAGGATAGTGATATGAATGAGTCAAAAATGTACGGTAGCATTAAAAGCAGTTACCAAGATTTAGGCGAAACAGCAAAAATTATTGTAAGACATAGACGCCCAGTTGATGAAGAAGTAAGAGGCGCTCGCAGTAGAAACATTAGCAAAATATTTGTTGAAACTACAAGCGGTGAAAGAACATTACTTCCATTTACTAACTTACTAGGTGCAAGAGCAATTGCTAGACACATTAGTGAAGGCGGCAACATACATGATGATATTGGCACACACATTGTTAACAATGTTAACCAAATGGGTCAATTGAAAAACTTTGTAGCATACAGCAGACGCAATAACTTAGTAAACGAAGATACTACAGACATTGTGGAAAGTGTACGCGATGCTTACAATGGCATTAGAAATAACTTAACACGTATCTCAACAGCACGTGGCTATACCTCATTTGCAGAAAGTTTTGAAGCACAAGAAGAAACACTATCCGAAGATAACTTAGATGAAATGAGAGACTTTTTCACAGTTAAAAAGTTTGATGAAAGCGTATTTGAGTCCCTACCATTAATTAATAGCATTTACAAAACTGCTATGGAAAACAAAGCAAACAAACTAAACCAAGTTAGAGAGTTTATTGAAAGCGGTGATCTAGTATTAGAGAGTTCAGTTGATACAGATGCATTTGCTCGTTCAGTAAAGCACAACGACGCAAGAGGTTTAGTAAGTGCCGCTCTAGAAGATATTAGCAATCGCATTGTTGATAACGACGTTGTTAGAGAGTTTGCACATAAGTTTGCTGGCACAGAACTTTCCGAATCAGAAGAAGGTGCATTAGCAGTACAACTAGCAAAGAAATATGTAAGCGACTTGGGTCGTATTAACGAAGATGAAGAATACGCCCAACGTGTAAGATATACTCGTGCAGTAGAAGGCAAGTCATTTAAAGACGAAACAGATTTAGTAGACGAGTGGGCAGACGGAATTATACAAGGCTACTAAAATGCTTTTAGAGGAACTTTTTCAGGAAGGGTTGGCCGGTAGTCGTGTACGCAACCTTAAAAATTTTCCGGGGTCCAAAAGTGATTATGAGGCTTCCAAACGAACGGCAGCCGATGTTCAGAACAACGTCGATACAATTAAATCTGAGGTAGGCCCCAATGAATACATGCAAGGCGCATTGGATAATCTTAGATCCAGTGGCGATCCTGAAAAAGCGGAATTGGCTGATAAAATAGAAAACAATTATTATGACGGCGAAATAGGAATTTCTGGAATTTCGCCGCATGAACGAGATACAATGATGCAAACAGGTATGCAACAATATTACGCAGATAGAGCAGAATGGGCCGCAATGACGCCCGAAGAAAAAAAAGCACACGTGGAACAAGCAAAGAAAAAAGCCGCGGAAGAGAGAAAGCGTAAAGAAGCCGAACAGAAGAAGAAAGAAGAAGAAAAACGCAATGCATGGACCGATGAAATAGAAAATAATTTTATCCCAGGATAGTCTTTGAACTTTTTTCCACAAAATCCCTCCTTTTCTACTTGACAAACTAAATACTTTATCATATACTGTATAGTATGTGTTTAGGCACTAAATTAGGCAAACAACAAGAGGCAACTTATTATGGCATCATTAGCAGAAATACGAGCCAAGCTACAGGCTCAAGAAAACAGAGGTAGCAGTTCTTCAGGTAGCGGCGGTGACAATGCTATCTATCCCTTCTGGAACATTCCAGAGCAATCCACAGCAGTACTAAGATTCCTGCCCGACGGTAACGAAAGCAATCCGTTTTTCTGGGTAGAAAGACTTATGATTAGACTTCCATTTAGTGGAATCAAAGGCGACAGTGATTCTAAGAACACTTACGTACAGGTTCCGTGTATGGAAATGTGGAACGAAACTTGTCCAATTCTAACTGAGGTTCGTACTTGGTTTAAGGATCCAGCACTAGAAGATATGGGTCGCAAGTATTGGAAAAAGCGTTCTTACATTTTCCAAGGATTTGTATTGGATAGTCCACTTGCTGAGGACTCTGTTCCAGAGAATCCAATTCGCAGGTTTATTATTGGACCACAAATTTTCCAATTGCTTAAAGCGGCATTGATGGATCCTGAACTGGAAGAACTTCC